TAAAAAAGATTACGAAGTATTTTACGAATATTATCATTATCCGTTTTAATAGTAAGTACATCTCCGGTATCGTTTTTTAATGTACTTTCATCCGCATAAATATCTAATGCAGATGAAATTATCGCATCCGAATCCATTGCCTCATAATCAGTATAAAGATCTATTTTTGTTGCAGAGAAAGAATTGTATTGGTTGTAAACCGATATTGGGGTTCCTCTTGTACCATGTAAACGACCATATCTATCAATTACTTTTGATGTATGTGGGTTTCCATCTGCTTGATAACGGGCTGTATCTACAACTTTTAGTCTTTTTCCTCCAACATTTCTTACAACAACATTTGTAGAAAACAAGGTTTTTAACCTATCAAACAAAGACTTTCTTTCGGCCATTTTTCACCTTTTATTAATACTGTTATACATGAATATAAATATGTATCAAAATTTCAAAAACTATTTTATTAACCAAGTTAAATCTTCATTTTCACCACGCAATTTCATAGACCATCCATCGTCTCTTTGATTATTTATTGTTGAATGTATAGTTGAACCTTTACCTAAATAATCTAAACTCATTCGTGTTCTATTTAATCCTTCTTGACGAAGTTTTATTGCAGTGTCTCTAACCCAAAGACCTATGGAAAATGACATAACTAAATCATCATTATATCCTGTTTGTGCCTCAGCTTTTGAACCATTCCAAACAAAAACATAAAGTTCTTCTATTAACCTTGATGATTTTATTATCGGTGCTCTTTCACGAAAATATGTTTCCAGCTTTGAAATAAGAAGTGGTCTTGTTTTAGCACTTGTAGTAAATCCAGGAACCATTTGTGATTTATCTTTTATATCATAACCTTTTGGTATATGTACTAATGGATCAATATACCCATCCTCACGGAATGTATAATAAAGATTTGGATAACCTCTATCAATTATTTGTTGAATTACTGCCCATCCTATATTAGCATTTTCAACAACAAGAAGAGCATCGTTATATTCAGTTGCAACTGAAACTAACATATTACCATATGTTTTTGTATCACACTTGCCTTTGTATTCTGCAACTTGTTCTAAATTATCAATATCAATGACATGAAATGCTGAATTATCATTTCCATCACCTCGAGCAACATCAGCAATAACCATATATGTTTTATTTGAATCTGGATAATCCCATATCCAATAAGCATCTTCTGCTCCACGCCGTTCTTTTGGTTCACACACATAAGTTTGTTCATACCATTGGACAAGTTCACCATCAATTACAGCACGGCCAGACGCAAGAAAGTTTCCATCACATTCTTGTTTTGCCATATCAGGACCCAATAGTATATCTTGTTCATCTCTCCATTTTTGGTCACGGTCTGGATGAACGTGCCATAATAATTCTATTGGATTAAAAGAACTTTCACCAAGTTTTGCCTTTACCCATTGTTTATGATAAAAGTTTCCAACACCGTTTGGTGTAGAGTTGATAATTGCAGTACCACCAGTGGCAAGTGTTTGTTGTGCAGATGCCCATATTCTATCTATGTCATCAATAAAGGCAGCTTCGTCTATGATAAGAAGTGAAAGTGCTTCAGAACGAGCAGAATCAGCGGCAGCAGAAACGGCTTTTATTTGTGAACCGTTCTTAAATCGAAGTGAAAGTTTGTTATCTTCTTGAACACCCGTTTTTAACCAACTTGGTAAATTATCATACATAACACGAACTTTCGTTACCAAGTTTTTTGCAGTTTCTTGTTTTGTAGCAATAACAAGAATGTTTTTGTCTTGGTTGAATAACATCAACCAAAGTGAGTAACCTGCAATAAGAGTGGATATTCCTAACTGACGAGACTTTAATACAATATTCCATCTGTTGTTATTAAATTCTCCAAGTACATCTTCTTGAAATGGGTATAACTCAAAAAATATTTTGCCACGAGTTGGGTGTTGAATTTTTGCATACCTTTTCATAAAGTATACTGGATTAGAAGCACACTTTGCGTATTCTTCTTTTATGATGTCTTTTAAAGTTTTAGTAATTTGACTCATTGCACTGCAAACATTATTCCTAAAGCAGTTCCAACTCCACCAAAAAACCAAAGTAATTTATTATCATACCATTTTGGTTGAAGTTCGTCTATTATTTTTTGTAATTCTACCGTTCTTTTTTCACAAGCATCAATTACTTGATCACGATTTTTCAATTGCTTGATAAAAGTTTCAGACCTTAATTGGTATAAATCAATTACAGTATCTTGGGCATTTACAACTGCAACAAGGTAATCATTTGAATCACGGATTGTTTGAATTTTTGTTGCAAGTTTTACTATTTCTTCTTTGTTAAAACAATATACTGCATCTTTTTGTTGTGCAAATACAGTTATTGATGAAAACAACATTATCAAAATATATTTCATATTATTCGCCTAAAAATTTTCTAACATAAATATCTGCGTCATTTGGTGTTTTTGGTGGAGTTTTTCTTCTTCTACCGAAAGATCCTTTTACGTCTGCAAGATTATTGGTTTTTGATTTTATTAAAGAATCCAATTCGTCTGCTCTTTTTTTCAATTCAATATAATCAAATTTATATTTGTTTATTAGAGCTTCTAAACTATCTGCAGTTTTTTGTGATTGTCTTAATTCTTCTTTTGAACGATTATATTCATATCCATTGTATATCAATAGGATTGAAAGAAATACTATGGCAAATATCTTTATGTAATTACCAATTTTTTGTGTCAAAACATCTTCCATAATTAACCTTTTTAATCTGTTGAAACCATTTTTGCCTTACCACGACCAGTTGCACCGTGTTTTCTTTTTCGTGATACTGCACTTCTTTTTTGTTTTTTTGACATTGAAGCGGCTTTTGATGCGGGAACACATTTTGGATATGCTCTCTTACCACCTTTTCTGGCTTTGCTACCAGCAGATGCTCCACAGGCAGGATGTCCACCACCTTTTTTCTTACGAGAAATATCTACCCAACGATCTCTAAACCAACCTCGTAAACCATCAGTCGGCTTTTTACCTTCTTTTGCATATTGAATTACATATTCTCTTACTATGCTCTTTAAAATATTTTTATGTTCTTGTGTCATGTAAATAAATATTAAAATTATTTTATTTATACTTCATACCAACCTATTATTGTTGATATTTTTCTACCATCAATTCCTTCTGCAACTTGTCTCTTTATTCCCTTTACAACCATTGTTGAAGATCCACCACCATCCATAGAAATCCATGTTGCATTTTCATTTATTTCTCTTAATGTGTTTCCCCATTTGATCCAATTTTGTGGAGTTTTAGATGTTGTAACAGCAACATACAACTTATTACCGTGAAATCCAACTGATGTTTTTGGTCTTGATTTGTCATCATCTAATATTCTAACCGCCCTTTCCTCAATAGGTCCACCATCTCTGATTAATAAATCTGTTCCAGAGAAAGCAAATTTAATAAACTTTAATTCTCGTAATACTTTATCTTCTGCAGACTGAATTATATTTCTTCTAACATCGTAATCCGTTTCATACATTTTTATAGTGTTATTTTTTAAAATAGCTATCGTTACATATCTAAAAAATGAACCACCAGTTGTTTCACTTTTCATAGTATAATATGGGTATTCCGTTATTGGATTTGTAATTCTACCTTGTTTAACAAACACACCGGTTGCTTTACCTGATGGTTCATATAATGTTAAATTTGCAAATGACCATTTAAATCCTCTTTCTTGCCATTGTGGTATATTTAAAAGTTGAAATCCAGATTGTATATTATTTTTTATTTTTGGAATACCAATATCAACGGTAACAGTTGCTGGATTTATTTCTGCATATGTATAATCACTTGTTGGAACAACATTAGATTTTGATTCATTTGATTCTATATCCTTATCAAAATGATGCCAGTCTTTGAAACTTCTATAATCTCCACCCCAATTCCATCCTTTACTTTTAAGATATTTGACACCACGATTTTCACTAGTTAAAACGCCAGGTTGTTTTATATTTCTAACCGCTCCTTTTGGTTCCACTTTACCGTCACTATAAATTACAGGATTCCATTTAGGATTTACGTCTATTGCCATTCCAAATGAATGTCTTGACATTTTATTTGAATTTGCTATTACTCTATAATTAAATCCTGATGTATTGTTTTCTTCCATAGATTTTTCATCATTCCATAAATATTTTACAATTGGAATCATTTTATTTATTGTAAATTTTTCTTCAAGTAAAATTTTAAAAAATTCTTTTACTTCATCTTGTACACTATCTTTTACAACAATTTGTCCTCTATGTAATTTATTATCAATTGAAATATAATCTATATCTAATAAAACCAATGAACGCTTTATATCATTTGGAATCGTTATATTTTCTAATGATTCTGATAATGTTAATTTTGAATCTATTATTATTTTTCCATCAAATTTTTCTTGTGGTTTTCCAAATAGACCCACCCAAGGAGTTGTTGATGGTACTGG